CCGGTTCAGTCGCCCTTACTAAGGCAATCTTTGTTAATTTCTTTTCCTTCGCTTAATAATATGCTTAAGTCCAGCGAGTCATCTTACTTCCTGCTCCATCGACACCATCTTTACCATCTTCTCCTGTTAAACAGAAAGGACCGTCCCAATTTCCAACTCTTTCACCGTTAATAGATTGGAAAGACGCAGAAGCCATTCATAAATAAGGAGCTTGTGATGTAGCATTTTCAGGATGTTCTGTCCATCCATTAGAACCAGATGGAATATCTAATTCTCCTTGTGTAACATTTCAAGTTATATTTGTAGTAGGAAGTGTTTCCGATGTAGAACTTGCACTTCTCTTAAATATCATAAAGGTTCTGTAACTATTTACATTATGTCCAAGCATAGCGTCTACTTCACCTTTTGTATAAACCTGGGACTTAGTATAATAGTTGGACAGAGCTCCATTTATAAGTTCAAGAATTTGGGCTTCAGTTCAACAATACTCACAGCCTTGTCCTTCGCCACTGGAAGGAAGAGTTATCTCTTTAGTAGTGCCATCTTGTCTAGTAAATGTCAAAACATTTCCAGAGAGAGATACGTTTACAAATCCATTTACTGTATCACCATCACCAGTAGATGCTGGAACATCCATAATGTTTGTATAAGATCCCCAAGTTCCATTTTCTTTCTTGCGATATCTAAGTTTTCCATTACTTACAGAAACTTCTACGTCTTGTAAACCAATTACAGTTTCTCCTCCAAGATCAAAATTTCCGCCATTATAAAGTACAGTACCATTGATTGTAGCAAGATCAGATTTCTTAACATATGCTGTTAAATCAAAGTCACCTAATGTTACAGTAACATTTCCATTCGCATCAGGAGTATGATCATTGACGGACTTTACATAATTTCCTTTAGGCTGGAATTTTGCATCAGATTGTGCCTTTGTGTAAGCATCTACTTCAGGAACATCCTTTAAGAAGCCTTGGGCATTTACCCAATCTTCTGTAGCATAGCCATCAAGATCTGGTGCAGTATTTTCAAGGTCGTCTAATCTTTGATTAATAAGAGCGATGTCTACACCATAATCGTTAATTGGAATGGAACCGGCATCAAATAAAACATCACCAAGTTCTACACGAGAAATAATCTTTCTTCCGTTTTTATCAGAATGATAAGTGGCTTTAAGAACCTCCTTATTTCCGAAATGCCATTCACCATCATTATTATCATACCAGAAGCAAATTCCGCATAAAGCAAGATTCATTAACTCTGAAATAGAGATAAGGTTTGTTCAATGCTCATCACCTTCATATTTCCACTGAATGAAATTAGCAGGACCAGATACCTCATCACTTCTTTTAGTATTATCAGAATTAGTTCTAAGTAAAAGAGGACATTTATCAATAGGACGAAGATCCATTAAATTGATATCCTCTGGACTAATTCTATCATCGGTTAATTCCCAAGTAAGGATATTTCCATCACGAACGGGTTTTCAAGTAGGACCGGTAAGACTAGGAGATACTGCTACAGTTTTATCGTTTACAGTAACTTTTAATTGATCATTTACAAAGTTTGCTCCGATTCTAGGTTCTACAGCAGATACACCGTCTTCTCCAGGTTTTCCTTTCGGGCCTTCTGGACCACGATCTACTAGTTTTAAAAATGCAGAATTTGATCCAATACTTCCAGTCGGTTGCACAGAATCTACAAGGCAAACATATAAAGAACCGTTTTCTGTTACAAAATCAATATATTCAGCATTGTTGTGGTAAACTGTACGTCCAGACCCATCATAATTAGAGAAATTAAACTTTGGAGCTTTTAATTCCTGATTATCTGTTAGTGAAATACCACCTTTTAGTCTAATTTTCGCCATAATATTCAATTATTTGTTTTTGTTCTTTTATACTAATAATATTATTATCTATTAATTCATAGGCATGAATTAGATTTCAAATGTCACATAAATCTGAATCTTTAAGTACATGTCCCATTTCTAAATCTTGCAATTTGCTCATAAATATATCGTAAATAGTCTCAAGTATATTATCCATTACAACCACAGCTCCTTTTATCATTAAGTAAGTTCTTACAAAGATCTCCGCAACCTTTTAGTCGTTCGTAGATAGCTCGAGCTCTTTCTATATTTCCTAATTCTATATAATGCTCAATTAATCAAACTGCAGTAAAAAGAAAATCTATTTGAGCTCTTGGTTCACTATTTTTGCATTTTATTTTACCACAATTATCGAGCATTTCTTGAAACACTTTCATTTCTAAAGTAGCTAGACATTTCTTTAGTTTACAAATAGAAAATGTTTCGTCAATGTCATATAAACCGATGTTAATTACATTATAATACGCTTCATCACTAATAATAGATGCTATATCTTCAGCAGTATAAATTCTACTTCCAATTTTAATTCCAGCATCAACTAATTCTGCATCTTCGTTTTTTAATGTAACAACAGTATATGCACCATCCTCTTCAATTTCAAATTCCAATCCTGCACCACAGGCATATATATCGGAAAATTCCGCTGTGTCAGGATTGAATACAAATTGATACATGTCAGAAGTGTCACCACAAAACTTAGTTATTAGGTGACACCCCTTCATGTATATGTCTTTATTAAAATTTCCCATTATACATCCCGTATTTCATTGTTATAAGGATTGCCATCTCACATCTGCATAATCTCAGCATCGACCTGTTTTTCTTTAACTTCAATGAGTTTGTCGTTATAACTCTTTTGGTCAGCAGCTTCTTTTTCTTGAATCTCGACTTTCTTCTGTTCGATCTGTATCTTAGCTTGAGCAGCAGCCTCAACCTGAGATTGCAGACGTTGGATTTCATTCTGTAGATCAGATATAGTCTTCTGATCTTGTTTGAGATTGGATTCGTATTGCTGAACTTGCTGTTGTAACTGTTGTAGCATGTTATTTTCAGCTTTCTTATTTCTAATAGCAAATGTAAGACGTCTCTTCATTTCAGTAAGACTTTTTGCGTCTAAGATGTCAAACGCCATTTCAGCATCTACTAATCCACCTTTAATTAATTCAAAGTTCATTTGCTGAGCTGTTTGAAGTTTCGTATATGCTTCAGAACTATCAGCAATATGAATATCATAATCTGTCATAGTAAAATGTTCAGGAAGAGCAGTAAATGTTTTTACTAGTCGTTCTCCTAAAACAATTGTACCAGTAAGTCCATTCTTGAATACATACTTTGCAAGATTAAGTAAGTCGTAACAAGCCTCTCTCTGCATTAAATCCATGGCATGGAAATATTGTTTAGTAAGAAGTGTTGATTGATGAATTCCAACTTTAACATTAGAAGCAGCTTCTCTTTCTTGAATTTGTCCAAGTTTTTGTTGGAATACACCAGATATTGCAGAAGCTTGTTGTTCAATACTATCAATTGCTAACTGAATGGCCTGAATTGCCTGAGCTTTAATGGTATCATCATAACCATTAAAAGTAGTGTTAATTAATTGAGCACCTTCTTGTGAAGAATCGTACCATGCTACACCATTCTTTTTATAAGCAATTCATTTCTGTATTCTTTCTGGCATTTCTACTCCTAAAAATGCAGGAAGGCTGGCAGCATCAACCCAATCCCCGATTGTTCCAGAAGTAGCAATAAGATTATCTCTATAATAGGTAAGAAGGTCATATCTATCTTGAAGATCCATTGTTGCCTGAATTAAACTAAACGGCTGTCCGTTCTTATCATTGAAAAACATTCCGTTTATATTCAAATTACAGGAGCGACTATTAGTTTTACTTCTAATATAATAATCTGGTTCTCCGTTAGTTATAAAAATCTCTCCTCCTATCTTAATACCTTCGTGTAATACAGAACGATTCTTATCACGATCAAATTCCAATCATTGGCATTCATAAACAGGAATTAACCTATTATTAATTGGTGTAGCTCATTCATCTTCAACATGTGGATATAATGGATGTACTTCTAAGCCTGCTAGAATTCCTGGTGTTGGGCCAGTGGCTTTTGTTCCATCTTCTAAAAGATAATCCATTTGTTGATTTACAACTACATAATCATATATAGTTTCTCCGTGTTGTACATCTGAAAAATAATCTTCAATTTTATTAATAGCATCACTTGTTAAGTCTTCGCCGAATTCTTCTAAAACCTCATCTTTTGTTAATCAACGTCTGATTACAGCACGACGAGATTTGTTTAAGAAGAACAAATTTGGATTTCTTTCAATAAATGTATCAAGTGGATTTAAAATATCTAAGCATAGATTATCTTTTCCACCAGAAGGTTTAACTCTATAATAGCAGCAACCTCCTATTAAAAGATCAGTTAACAGTTCACGTAGTTTATTTCTTAAATCAATCTCACGATTATGTTTAATGTACTCAAGAATGTTTTGAGCAGCAATTTCATACTCAGATTCAAAAGAATTTTCAACATCGTTTTTAATTCTTTCGAGTTCCTTTTCTACGTAAGGATCGTTTACAGGTTCTTTCGAGCCCATTAGTATATCAATTAAAGCGTGGTGCAAATACTTTGTTAAAAACGAATGCATTTCAGCATCAATCTTTAATTGTTTATCTCTTTGAATTTTAGAAACTGTCTCATCGTCTTTACACGTCACTTGCATTTCTGGTTCTAACTCAAGATATTCACCAACTAAAACATCAATGTGTTTTTTCATAAGCGGTGTAAAACTAATGGACGTTGGGACTCCGATTCCAAAATTTTCCTCTAAGTATTTAAATTGTTCAGCATCTCTCTTACCGTGATAGTAGTTGTATGCTTTTCTAAGTCCTACTTTGTCATAAACAAGTTCTGATATACACTTGTTTATTTGTTCTATTTCTTTTTGTTTATTCATCGTCCCGTTCAATTTCTTCTTCAATAACGATCGGTTCACGAGTTATCTTATAAAAATGAATCTTTTCATATTTATTCTTTTTAATCTCGTGTCTTATAAATTTCTTAAATTCTTCTTCAGTACCTTCATAAGAAAGAACAATCGGTGTGTGTCATCTATCTAAATATAGATAGAGCTCGTATATAGTATCATTTACTGGAGTACAATTTGAATCACAAGGATGTCTTTCTGGCGGGGTAACTAAAACCTTTAATTTACCGGTATAACAGTTTTCTGTAACTTCATTAATTATACACAAAACCTCATGTTCTAACTCTGTCATTATAATACGTTTTTATTAGGAATAATTCCATATTGTAGATAACCTTTTTCATTTTTATATCAGCCGATATCTTGCCAAGTTTTTTGTGTAACTACAGGTTTGGACGGTCCAATCCCAGTCAATGCTTCATCACCTATCTCGCAGCAAGACATAGCTGCAATCATATCAAATTTACGTTTATTTTCATAGGTGTATTTTAGAAGTTCTTCGAGCATTTCTGGATAATCGATTGTATAATAATAGTCACTTAAAAATGAACTTATTAATTCCAGCCCATGCTTAATGACAGCTTCTGTACTAGGAATACCTATTAAGCGTTTGGTAACTTTCTTTCTAGATCTAACAGAAACTGCATATTCTGGCCTACTCATCAAAAGGTTTTCTTTATTTCTTTCTCTTAAAAACTGTTGAAAGGTAATCTTAGTAAACTCTAGCATTGCCTGACAATTATATCATGTAAGCAATTTAAGAGCAATCATGTATGCAACTCGGATGTCTCTAGGTCTATCTTTGTAAACAGCTACATATTTAGGTTCTTGATCTCCAAATACACGCCTTTTAATCACAATACAGAAATCAGATACATCATTTTCTTCTGCGGAATTATCTGTACCCATATCAATAGAGTCGATTCCTGCTACATACAGATTCTTTCATACGTTTCCGTCTGGATCTCTCTGAGGTGGTTCTACTACAAGTAATTTAGAAGATGCTGATTCATAAGAATTTACTTTGCTGTATTTTGGTGAATTCTTATCTCACTCTAGTGCAGTTGGAACGATTTTTTCTCCAGCACCGTGAATTTTAATATTCACCATTTGTTGAGAAACTAATTCAGAATCAAATACATTTGCACCAGTTTTTGCCAACGCTTCTTCTGGAACAAAACAGTGTTCAGCACATTCATCAAGATATTTTTGCCCACTTAAAGATGCACGATAATCTTCATAATACTTTTTGAATTCTATGTAGTTGGTTACACCTCTAGAATCTAGATATTTAGACACCAAAGCAAATTTATGTGCTGGAAGGAAGAATGCAGTTAATTCTGGTTTTCCATCATAAGTGTCATAATTTTTAAACGGAAGAACTTTAAATGATTTTGGATTTTTAAATGCATCTGCCAATCCACCAAGGTTCATATCATCACCACCAGTTCCGAGTCCTATCTTTGTACCAAAGTGTTGACCACCAAGTTCTACAAGAGAGTCACCTTGAATTCAAGATGCAGATAGGATTGGATTAGAACCAGCTTCTTCATAGATTAAACGGTCTGTACGATCACCTCTAATCTTACCAGGTTTATCAGCAACGATTGTATGAATCTCACTCATTCATCCTGATTCAGTACCATCCCTACTTACTTTAGACGCTCTTTTTGTATCATCATTATTAATTTTCTGTCTAACGTGTCTTAAACCCCCATTTGTATTAGTGTTTAATCAGTCTAATTGATATCAACACTTACGTTTCAAAGATGTTAACTTAGTATCATCAAATGCAGTAAGTACTACACGATATGCCGGTTTTGTTGTATAAGGTCTAACAGAGGTTGCAGCAGTCATTTCCGACCAACCTACACCTCTACCCTTCAAAGCAACAGCATTTAAACGAAGTATTTCAGCCATTTCCAAATAATGAAATCATTCGTATTGCTTTGATAAGAACTTTGGGAATGAATAATGACGACCAGCACCAGAAATTGCGTTTTCGTCAACAACTTCCATTCTGTAATAGTTCAAATAATAATAATTATCCCCAGTTATTCTATATTTTCCAACGGTATAACCATTATTCATTCTTTCTACTTCCCGATTTCATAAATCGTGTCATGGTTTAGTACCTTCTGGAAAACTTGTGTATTTATTATTGTTTGAATTATAAATATTGGCCATTTCACAAAATGGAGTTGGATCAAAATCCAATCCTTTCTCCATTGTAATTGGACGATACCCAGTTAATTCATAAGATAGTTCTGGATCAAAATATTTAATTTCCTCTGTTATTGGAACATCCCATTCCTCTCCAGGTCTTTCGTGATGAATAAAAGGACCTGTATATTCTTCAACAATTGTTGGATTTTTAAGTTTTTGTTTTAATTGTGTATCTTCTTCAAAAAGTTCTTTTATTAACTCTTCTTCATAAGTTCGGTCAAACTTTGGTAAAGCTTTCTTTTTCTTTTCTTCCTTAATGTCATCTTTTGTCTTTACCAATTTTTTACGTTTACCTGTAACTTTATCAATAGCCATATTAGTCCATATTAATCTAACATACCAAGAGCAACATCGCCTCTAACTGCAGCGGCGGCTTCTTGATTTGTTTTATGTAATTGCTCTAAAGCTTGTAATTCAGTTCTTATTTTACTTATACTTGTTAAATCACCAATAACATCTTTTGGTTTATAAATTGGTTTTCCATCTGCATCAACTTCACTAAAATCAATATTATCCAAATGTACACGCAT